GTGAGAGGATAAAAACCAGCGGTCACCCAGGACTCGGTCGCGTAGCCGGCGAGAGATAGGGTAGACCAGCCAGTCGCGTAATCGAGGTTGCTCGACTTGGTCAGGAACTGCCCCGTGCTGCCGCCAGCGGGGACTCCGACGCCTGGGATACCCTGAGCGCCAGTCGGGCCGGTCGGGCCAGCGGGGCCGGCGGGGCCAGTCGCGCCAGGGGTGGCGACGGTGCCCGACAGCGTTCCCGCAATCAGGCTGTTGAATGTTCCGTTGATGGTCGCCATGTTATGCTTGAGTGATGGTCTCCTGGATCTGCACGCGGAAGATGGTCGAGTGCGTCACGGGGCCGCCAGGGAAGGTGAAGCGGATGTCCCAGCTCGCGAGGCCGAGCGCCCAGTCGGCGGTATCACCGGGGAAGGTGGCCGTAAAGGACAGGCCGTTGCCGGCGAGCACGATGACGAGGGGGTATTCCTTGCCGCTCCGATCGCGAAGGGTCGAGGCGATGGTCGTGCCGATGAGATTGGCGGGCTCGCCGGCCCCGGGAACCCAAGTCCAGACGCTGGAGAAACTGTCCCCTCGGGAGAATACGGCGGTATTGGAGCAGCTCATCGGGTCTTCTTAACCCTGCGGAGATTGGCAAGGGGGGTCAGAACCCCGTCAATTTACCGATATCGTAAATCTCAGTCCCGCCTGGGGGCTGATCGGAAAGGGTCTGTCCGCCTTGGTTGGGGTCGTGAGCGTCTGCCGTAATAATGAACGTCCCGATGTCCGTATCCAATGCCTCCCCTACGAGCTGAAGGAAGTCGTGGTTGTCTACTGTCTTGTTGGGGTACTGCATCCCGATGCTCCACCCGGTATAAATGATAGGGGGTTCTGGGACTTCCTGACTGTTATTGAAAATGGTGTAGTATGCCGGAGGCCCAAATGTGTCTATGCGAAATAAAGAACCGCTATCCCATTTGAAGAACTTAGGAGGACTTGCTACGCTCAAAGGCCATTGCCTTGAGAATTCTGTATATGATGCGTTCCAAGTGAATGCGTTAAGCACAAGCGGCGAACGCATCGAACCCCAAGTCGGCCCTGATGGGTTGAACCCACCTACGATTGGCCCGCCGATGCGGGTAGCCATCAGACTCCCGCCCAGTAATAACGGGCGGTGTCAGTTCCGACCTTCAGACGTTCGGCCCAGACGGAGCCGGAGATGGTCTGGTCGATGGTGAAGGTGTCGGGGTCGCCGACGTTGCGCGCCATGCCCATGAGGATATAGCAATACTCGTCGGTATCCGTGAGGGCCGTCGGGGACTGCACGATCGTCGGGTAGTACTCGTCCGTGACGTCCGTGACCGGGAAGACGGGGGCGCTCGACGCGTAGGCCTCCGTGCCCATGCGGAGATAGATGAAGGTGTCCCCCGTCGTGAGGAAGTCGATGGTCGCGGGGAGCAGCGTGCCCGAGCCAGGCTCGTCGAGCGGGACGAGGTTGTTGGCCATGCCGGCGCAGACGTTGGCCCGGAAAAGGAAACTCTCCCCGCTTGCAACGGTGAAGGGGTGGAACTGGAACGGATGCTCGCAAGCGTTGTCGTCCTGCGCCGCGCAGCTTCCCGCGGTGAGCCCGATGTAGTTGGTCGAAGTCCAGTCGGCCGGCCCGACGAACTCCTGGAACCAGTCGTCGTTCGCGGGGGTGATCGTGTTCAACGCGGTAAGGGTGTCGGCGTTGACGATGAAAGACCATGCGGGGTCGGAGTCCTTGTTCTGGTTGTAAGGGTCGTTCGTCTCGGTCAGGTCGTCCTGGTTGCATAGGGTCGTCCCGATGAACTGCACGGGGATCTGGAGGTCGATGGGCCCGACGATGTGCTGGTCGATGGTGAAATTGAAGCCGCCTTCGCCCGGGGCCGCGGTGGCCGTGACGGTGGCGATGAGCTTGACCGCGTAACCCCACTTGACCGGGTTGAACCAAGTCGTGTGGCAGTTGCCCCAGTCGCCGGACAGGCCCGTAGATGTGGCGTCATAGCCGGTCATCTTGTGCATGTTCGTCTTGTTGACGTACTCCGACGGCCCGGTCTCCGAAAAGATGGTGTTCTCGATGCCGTCCGAGGCCTTGAAGATGGACACCCATGGCTGCTCGGCGTTCAGGAGCGCCGACTCGGTGTCGTCGTTCGACTGGTTGATGTCGAACTTGCTGATCGTGATGTAATACGTCCCCGCGGAAGTGATGTTATAATGGCCCCCGTCCTCCATCCAGACGCTCGAACCCGTGCCGGCCGTGTGGGTTATGCCTGCGCCGTAGACCGCCACCTTGCTGATCCATGACTGGCGCTGGTCGTTGTGAGCGCCGAGCCTGATGCGCGGCATATTGCTTTGCGTGAAGAAAACCGTCCCCTTGGCGAGCTGAAGCTTGTTGACTCCATCGACCTTCTTTACGCCGACTTGGAACTGTTGGACGATTGTCGCGCCAGACGGATCCCATTCGCTCCAGGGGCGTTCAATGTTCAGGTTCGTCCCGAGGCTCGAGGACGTGAAGGTATAACCGACTCCGGGCTGGATGCTCATGCTCCTGAGATGTTGATATAAGTGAGATTGTCCCAGCCTTCCTTTGCATAACGAATCTCATAGTTCACCTTATAAAGTGACCCGAACTCCTCGACGTTGACTTGTGAAAGAAGGTTCTTGTGGCCCCAGGAGGTAGTCCCAAAAGGAGCCCAATCAGGGAGAAGTGGGTATTCAGAGCCCCAAGACCTGGTCGAGGTGGCCGTGTTCAAAAGGGCGAGAAGGCCTTGGACGAAAGTGACGTTGTTGTAATACACGACGCCAGTGTAGGTCGTGGTCGTGGCAAGGTATTGCGTCTTGCCGTAAAGTGAAGGGTACTCGGGATTGACGAACCCGATGAAGCGTCCGCCGTTTTCCTTTTCAAAGCACGTTCCGTTCGCCCCTAGATAGGCCGGAGCGCCGTTGACGTTGGGCGCAAGGTTGTCGGGGTCGTCTTGGACATAGGGAGGAATGCCGGCGAGAGCGATGGCGAAAGGGACTGCGTTGAAAAAGAAGTTCGGATGGCTCGTGATGTTCTCCGCGGTCAGGCCGTTGGCTGCGGAGGTGTTCGCGTTGGTTCGGTTGCCGGCGTTGATGGCGGGGTCGATGCCGACGTAGTCCACCTTCACCGTCTTATACTGGAGGTTGTCGTATGACGTGCTCGACTTGTGCGCCTTGAGGTAAGTCAGGCCGCCGAAGTCCAGGGGCTCGCCGCGTTGAGTGACCGGGACGGAGGTCGCCCAATCGCATTTGTAGGTAGCCGACGCGGTGACCAGTCCGAAGCCGTCAGAGATGAGGGTGATCCCGGGCTGAATCAACTCCGAGTTCAGCGTGTTACCTGTGTTTACAATGGTCATGATATGTTAAAAAGATCCCGCCTTTTGTACGGGCAGGGGGACGGTCTCAGTGAAAGGAGCCGGCACGGTGCCTCCCTTTCTCATGAGGTTCTGCTCTTCGAGGACGGCTTTGATTTCCTCGAGGACTTCGGTCTGCCTGGTCATCGCTTCCATGACCGGGTTGGCGCCGACGCCGATCACGCTGCCGAATCCTTCGGGGCCCTTGAAGGTGCCGTCCTTTGCGTTTTTACTTTCTAAAGCTGCACCGCTTTCGGGGTCATTTTGAATGTCTTCTGAGAGCATTCTTTGAACTTCTTTTTGAAGCTCAGGGTCTTTGATTGCCCTGTGAGATGCGGTAAAAGGTTTGATAGAATGTCGGCCCGCTTGGATGTCTTTCCATAATTGTTTGCCGCGCGGGTCTTTAGAAAGAAATTCTTCGGTCGTCGTGATTCTTTGGGTCTTTGCTTCTTCTGTTGATTCTTGGCTCTGCTTTTGTCTTTCGCGCTTTCTGGCCCAGTACTTGTCCTCCGCAGACATGAGCTTGTTTGTGTCATTGATTGCTGCCTGGTTTGCGTCCTCTCGTTTCTTTTGATTATCCGCAATAAGTTTACCAATCAAAGCCATCACCCCGGTAAGCAGCGCCATCGGCCCGAGGAAGGAAAGGAAGATACTCTTGAAAGAATTGCTGAAGGCTTCTCCGATTCCTTTTAACTGTTTATCGAAATTGCTGACGGCCGTCTTGGCCTTGTCCATAGCCTTGGGGACGTCCGAGGTCGTCTTGATGTTTACGGTCAGGTCTTGGCTCATCGTCTCTTTACCCTGCGGGATTGGCAACGGGGGCTTCGCCTTCGCCGGCCTTAAGCTGCTCCTCGATATAGGCCTCCTCCTCCGGCGACATGATCGCCACGTCCGCACCCTTGCGCATGGCGAAGGCCGCGTTCAGCCAGATGGCCTGACACTCGGGCATCTCCCAGGCACGCTTCTCTTCGATGCCGTTCGCCACTAGGTTTGCCACAATCGACAGCGGCCAGGGCGGGCCTTTGCTTCCTCCGCTTTTCTTGTTCGTTTGCTCCCAGAACTTCGGCCAGTCGTGAATCAGAATATAATCAGAGAAGGCTTTTAGCAGACGCTCGAAATGTGGAAAGTTTTCGTTAAGGTATATGACGCGCATCTTATCGATGAACCCGAGTCCGCCTAGGGGCTCCTCGGCGCAGACCTGGCAGGCAAAGATAAGGTCGGACGGGGTAACACCGCGGGAGCCGGTGACCAGGGGAGAGTCAAAGGCATGCAAGCGCACGCGGTACTTGAGGCACCACGGGTAGAGCGTCCTGCCTAGTAACTTGAACGGGGCAGGGTCTACCTGGCTATTTAGGAAGCGCCTATCCACTTCCCCTAGACTACGCCCCTTGCGGGGGTGTCAATTAATAGCTGATTTCTTCGTACGACTCAGCAGTGACCGAGACGCTGACGAAACCTTGCGAGCTGCCACGGTCGTCGACCTTGGTGATCACGCCGGAGAAGGAGACCGAAGCGGCGCCGCCCGGATAAGCCGAAGCGGTTTTCGCGGTGAAGGAAAGGGTCGCTCCCAGCTGCGGGACGGAAGTGGCCTTGGCCACGCCCTCTATGGTGATCTCGGACTTTCTGTCATCGTAACGGGCGGTTACCGTGAGGCCGGACTCATTGACCACCGTGCCGGTGTTGTTGAATCCAGAGCTGACCGAATATGATTGCACGAAAAGCGAGGCCTGTTGGCCCGGCCCGATTCCATACAAGCACACGACGCCTTTGTTTACTTCGCTCATCTTACTCCTGCCCTAATTGGCAACCTACTCGGGGTTGAGGCATGTGAGGATGTCGAAGGCAAACGAAGTCGCCCAAGAGCGCTCGTCGATGCCCTCGTCTTCGGAGCGGTATGTCACGTCGTAACAGAGGGCGTCGCCGGTCACCGCGAAGGCGTCTTGGATCAGGCCCACGCTCCGCATGCAATCGGACAGCGCAGCGCATCGGGCACGGTGCACGGCGAGGGTCGTGTCGTCGGCGTTCGAGAACAGGGTCACGCGGACGGAGCAATCGAAGTTGCCAAGGCCTTCAGGAAGGTCACCAGGGGCCCGGGCGGAGTCGCAGAGAACGACGGCCTTTGGTAGGGTCTGGGTCGCGGCGCTGTCACCCGTAAGGATGGCTACGCCGGCGAGTCCAGCCTGGGCGGTGAGGTAGGTCGCGAGTGTTCCCTCGACGATGTGGCGGATGGATTTGGTGAAGGCCATGTTATTTGCGGTTAAACTTGTCGACGGGTTTCTTCATGCGGTGACGCATCATGGCGGGCATCTGCTTGACGCGGTTGCCGTAGACTAAGCCGAGGACTCCTGCCTCGTCGGCGATGCCGTTGATGTTGCCTAGAGTGTTTGTCACGGCGATTTCTGCGATCTTGTCGGTGAAGGCGGTCACACTACGGCCGGCCACACCAGAATGCGAGGTAATCCATGAGGCCTTCCGAAGCTCGGCGCCGGGTTCGCCCTGCTGGCCGTTCATGTCCTTAGGTCGGGGAAGACTTGCCATACCTTTTGCCCAGCCGGACTTGACGGCGCCGACCATCTTCTGCCGGGCCTCAATGTATTCCTTAAGCTCGTTCTTATCCTGCACGAGTAACTTGGCAGAGATGGCACGTTGCCCTTTCTTTATGCGTCCGCCGAAGCGGCTTTTGACCTGGTTATGAATGGGCCTAAGGTCACGCACAAAAC